TAAACGAAGTTGTCACATTAAACGGACAAACGCCTGTTAATACTACCAAATCGTACTTTCGGATAAATCGTGGCATTGTTCGCAGCGCAGGTAGTGGTGGCGCAAATGCTGGTATAATCTACGCTGGCACAGGAACAGTGACCGCTGGAGTTCCTGCTAACATTTATCTTCTTATTAATGGTGATGGTGATAACCAAACATTAATGGGTCTTTGGACAGTTCCCGCAGGATATACAGCCTTTCTTACAAAGATGGCTTTATCCACAGGCACATCAACTCAGACACCTGCTATTTTGAATGCTAGTCTTGTTGCTAGACCCTATGGGGAAGTGTTTCAAATAAAAGAAAGATTTACTCTTACAGATGGCGCACACGAGCAATTTTATACTTTTCCATTAAAGTTCACAGAAAAAACAGACTTAGAAATGAGGGCGTTTTCTTCTTCTGGATCTGTTAGCTTTGATGTTTCTGCGTCAATGGAATTTGTTTACATTCAAAATGTGGGGCCAATCTAATGCCTAAGATCGACAAGTCCAAGATGAAATGCAATAAGCCCAAGCGTCAGGTATCTGGCGGCAAGAAGTTTGTTGTAAAGGCATGTGACAAGGGGAAAGAGAAGATCGTAAGATTCGGGGACGCTAATATGACTATTAAGAAATCAAACCCTGAACGTCGTAAGTCCTTCCGTGCGCGGCACGGTTGTGACAAGGGTAAACTTGATAAACTAAAGGCCAAGTACTGGTCATGCAAAATGTGGTAAGATCATGAAACTTAATTCTCAGGATGTTTTCAGCACAATTATTGTTCTGCTTTTAGGGTGGGGAGCTTTCCAGTTGTATGGCATGAATGCTAACGTGGCTGTTATTACCTATAAAGTTGATGAGAATTACAACATGATCAAGCCAATGTGGCAGGATTTTTTAGTGCGGAGTGCAAAGTACAATGAGCATAAGTCGAAGTTCAATGAGTTATCAAATATCCACGCCGCCACAGAAAAGGAATAGCGATATGGGAAAACCAGGTTTGTGGACAAATATCCACAATAAGAGAAAAAGAATCGAAGAGGGGTCTGGCGAACGGATGCGTAGCAAGGGCGAAAAAGGTGCGCCTACCGAGGAAGCTATAAAGCGTTCGCAAGGAAAGGCCAAAGGTGGTATGGTACGATATAAGAACGGCGGATGTGTGATGGCTGGTCGTGGAGTTCGTGATACGCATATGGGATAAAGGTATAATGTAATGTGGACAGCATTTGTTCTGATTTGCACACAAAACTTTTGTTTTGCAGTAGGTGGCCCAGGCCACGTATCAGAACAGGATTGCTACGCGGACTTAATGAACAACGGTCTGCCGTCATTGCAAAGCAAGTATGTAGGTTCAGTTATAGTAAACTTAACGTGCCATAACTGGGGAGAAAGGAAACAAGAGTCATGACCACATCAGGTTCAAGAGACTTTAACATGGATGTCGGTGAGATCATCGAGGAAGCGTTTGAACGCTGTGGCCTCGAAGTTCGCACAGGCTATGATGCTAGAACAGCGCGTCGGTCTTTAAACATTATGTTTGCGGACTGGGCTAACCGTGGGTTGAACTTGTGGACCGTGAAGCAAGGAACGGTTACTCTGACGCAAGGTCAAGCGCAAGAGACGCTGACTGCGGACGTTGTGGATATTCTGGAAGTAGTGCTGCGTCGTAGTGGTACAGACTATGAAGTTGAGCGGATAAGTCGTGGTGAATACGCAACACTTCCGAATAAATCTACGCAGGGTCGTCCTAGCCAGTTTTACTTTGATCGTCAGATTGATCCCATAATTAATCTTTGGTCCGTACCAGAAAACTCTACGGATCAGTTAATCTATTATTATGTCCAGCGTATCCAAGATGCAGATGCCCTTGTTAATACTACTGATATGCCTTTTCGTTTTTATCCTTGTATGGTGGCGGGGCTAGCTTACTACATGGCGTTGAAACGTGCGCCAGAGAAAGTGCAGATATTGAAGTCTGTGTATGAAGAAGAGTTTCAACGTGCGGCGGACGAGGACGAAGGTCGGACGCCTCTTAAACTACAGCCTAGCATGGCTTACTTGAGGGTTTAATGGCATACGCTAGCGGAAAGAATGCTTGGGGGATATCGGATCGATCCGGTCGTCGCTACCGTCTTCGAGATATGAAGAAGGAGTGGACGGGTGCGCTTGTTGGTCCAGATGAGTACGAACCAAAGCACCCGCAGCTATATCCACCTAAAGCCTACCCAGATCCGCAAGCGTTACGGAATCCTAGACCAGATCGGGTAGAGCCTGCGGTAGAGGTGCTACTACAGAACAACCCGTTTACTACGGGTGCGCAGGGTTCTTCAGTGGTTACGGTGTATGAAATAGCACATGGTCGCAGTACTGATGATGTTGTTCGCTTTAGAACGGCGGCTCCGTTTGACGGCATTACCGCAGCGGATATTACAAATGCATCGGGTTATGCGATCACAAAGGTAGACGACAACAACTATACGATAACGGTTTCTGGTACAGCTACGGTTGGCGGTATTCGAGGCGGCGGAGATTTTGCTTCAGCAGGACCAGTAACGGTGGAGGCGTAGATGAATTACGGTGAACTAAAACAAGCAGTGCAGGATTATACGGATAACGCAGAAACGTCATTTGTAACTAACATCCCTTTGTTTATTCGCATAGCAGAAGAGCGCATTCTAAAGAACGTGCAGTTGTCTTTGTTCAGAAAGAACGCGGCTGCAAGTACAAGTTTTAATAATAAGTATCTAGCTTGCCCTAGTGATTTCTTGGCTCCGTTTTCTTTAAGTCTTGCTGGAACGGATGGGGATAAAGTCTTTTTAGACTTTAAAGATCCATCGTTTATACAAACGTATACACCGGATGGCACCACTACAGGGACACCGAGATACTACGCGCAGTATGACGTAGACAATTTTATCTTAGGCCCTACCCCAGATGCAGCATACACAGCGGAGTTGCATTACTTCTATCGCCCTCAAAGCCTTACAGTTCTCACAGACAGCCAATCTTCTTGGTTAAGCGAAAACGCTGAGATAGCTTTGTTATACGGTACGTTAGTTGAAGCATGTGTATATATGAAAGGAGAGCCGGACATTATGGCAGCATACAACCAGAAGTTCCAAGAAGCGTTGGTTGGTGTTAAAATGTTGGGTGAAGCTAGAGAAACGACGGACGAGTATCGCACAGGTAAGGTCATTAGGGAGAAAAACTAATGCTGATGGTGGATATCAAAACGACGGAGAATCGAGGGTTTACGCCCGAAGAATTGGCGGAGCATTGCGTCAAGAAGATTATCTCTGTCTCTGATAACACACACCCTGGCATACGCGATCAGGCACACGCTTTCTCAAAGCACATTGAAAAGGTGGTGGCTGACTATATGAAACAAGCTATTCGCAGTGACCGCACGACAGTGTATAATGCGATAAAAGACGCAGGGCATCCATCGCTAGCGGAACTGATAAGGAGACTATAATGGCTTTTACTGCAAACTTTATGTGTGGGTCTTTTAAAAAGCAATTGCTTGAGGGCAAACACGACTTCACTCAGACAACAGGGCACACTTTCGGTATTGCTTTGTACGACAATAACGCTTCGTTTACCGCAGCTACGACAAACTATACTAGCACAAACGAAGTTGCGGCATCAGGTTCGTACAAAAACGGTGGGCCGTCTGGTAACGTAAACGAATTGTCAAGTTTGGGTACATTTCTCAATACCCCTACTAGCACAGTTGCTTGGGCGGACTTTTCAGACATCACATTTACGTCTGCTACGATTACTGCGTATGGCGCGTTGATCTACAATTCGACCACTGCTGGTGGCACCAATACTACCGATGCTGTGGCGGTGTTAGATTTTAGTGGTGCTAAAACATCAACGGCTGGTGACTTCCAAATTAGTTTCCCTGATCCAGCGGGAGCAACAAACGCAATAATTCGGATTGGCACACCAGCATAAGGGTCAATTAATATGGCACTTGTCGTAAAAGATCGTGTAAAAGTATACAGTTCAACGACTGGTACTGGTACTTTATCCTTGGGTTCAGCTTTCGCGGGATTCCAAACCTTCAATAATGCGTTGGGCGATGGCGACACAACGTACTATGGAATCTTCGAGAGCAGCACAGGTGAGTGGGAAGTTGGACTGGGGACGTATACGTCTTCAGGCAATACGCTTTCTAGGGATACGATCTTAGAGAGTTCTAACGCAGGTGCGGCGGTTAACCTAACCGCAGATACAGAAGTCTTCATTACATATCCGGCAGATAAGTCTGTATACTTTGATGCCAACGGCGATGTGAACCTAAATCGCGATCCTCAGTCTGCATTACAGGCTGCGACAAAGCAGTACGTTGATACGATTGCAGCGGCGGGTATTCACTACCATGATCCTGTACGTGTTGAGTCTCCTGACACGGCAGGTAACCTGACTGCAACATACGACAACGGCTCTTCTGGCGTAGGCGCGACACTTACGAACTCAGGCACACAAGCTGCATTGGTTATCGACGGTGTGACGGTTTCGACCAATGACCGCGTTTTGATTTACAGCCAGACGAACGGGTATGAAAACGGTGTATACACCGTAACGAATACTGGTTCGGCAAGTACTAACTGGGTGCTTACTCGTGCGACAGACGCGGATAGTTACGGGCCTTCTGACCCTGACAGCCTTGGTCAGGGTGACGCGTTCTTCGTAAAAGAAGGTGATACTGGAGCGGGTGAACTGTACGTTATGAATACGGCGGGTGAGATCGTATTTGGAACGACAGATATTAACTTTATTGTTGTGGCGGAGACTGCGGTCTATAGCGCAGGTGACGGTCTAACTCTTTCAGGAACTGAGTTTAATGTTGGCCCAGGTACGGGTATTACCGTCAATGCAACGACTGTCAGCACAGTGCAAGACATTGCTACGTCTGCCACGCCTACCTTTGATGGTCTTACTACTACAGGCAACATTACGTTTGGCGACAACGACAAAGCCATCTTCGGCGCAGGGTCTGACCTACAGATTTACCATGATGGGTCGGATAGTTATATTTCGGACGTTGGTACTGGCGATTTAAAAATACAGGGCGCAAATGTAAGATTAGAAAACCCATCTGGTGTTCGTTACTTTCAAGGAAGCTCAGGCATTTCATATCTGTACAATTCAGGGGATATTAAACTCGCCACCACCAGCACAGGCGTAGACATCACGGGGACTTTGACCAGCGATGGGCTGACTGTGTATAATGGTACTTCCGATCCTGATGTACTGTTGAGGAACAACGGTACAGGGGATGTTACCTTAACATTCAGACGAGGTGCCGCTGATGATGTTTATACTGATTGGTCGTTAATCAACGATAACGGCACGTTTACATTTAGATCAGACAATTCTTCAGACCCAGACCATACGCAGTTAACCATGTCCCAAGGCGACATCAGCTTCTACGAGGACACAGGCACCACGGCAAAGTTCTTCTGGGATGCGAGTGCTGAGAGTTTAGGCATTGGGACGAGTTCGCCTGATGCTGGATTGTCTATTGAAGCTCACCAAACCGTTTCTAGTAATGCAACACTTCTTGATGGTAGTCGAGTTGCTCGTTTTAAACCAAGTTCTAACTCTGGTGGGCGTGATTTTGTGCAATTTGGTTTTGGACAATACTCTACGGCAGGCAACGACTATACAAATTTGATTTTACAGCCAAGTATCGGAAACAATGGTTATAATAGTGGTTGGTATCAGGAGGTTTATCGTCCCGCCAATACTTCTGGTAATGGAAATTATTTTTCAATTGGTCAATTAACTCGAAGCGTTAGTGGTCAAGCAACTCAAACAGAACGCATGCGCATCGACAGCAGCGGTAATGTTGGCATTGGGACGAGTTTGCCAGCAAAACTTTTGCATCTTAAATCTACTGCACCAATTATGTATTTTGAGGAAACTGATATTCCTCAAGCCTTTTCTATTGGTTCTGGTGGTGGTAAATTCTTTATCTATGACGAAACAGATGCTCGTCAGTCTTTAACAATTGATGGTAGCGGTAATGTTGGTATCGGGACGACTTCGCCTGATGCACTCTTAAATCTATCTAGTGATAGTGCTTCTGATGGGGCTGTATTAAGGCTAGAAAACAGCCGCA